TCCCTCACGACCGAGGCTTCCACGGCTGATACCGCTGGACGCATTGGTGCGCTGACGGGTGATGTGTATGTTGTCGGTCTTCTTCAGTAAAAACTGATTGATATAGCGGGGGTGTAAAAGCCCCCGCTACATCCAACTATAATCTGTCATGTCTTATACTCCTCTTGCATTCGCCCCATTTGTTGATACCACAAGTAGTGAACAAAATTGGCAGATTTTTAATGCTATCTCTGGAACCAATCCAGCCTGGACAAGCATTACCCTTTCTAATTATTCGGGAACCAATCCCGGCACGGTTCAGTATTTTGATGCCAGCGGTAGTGTCGTGTTGACATTGACCCTTACTTACGATGGTAGCGGCAATCTGACTTCGGTTGTCCGTAGCTAGGACAACTTATGGCAACGCTTTATTTTAACGCTACAGCAAGCGGGGATCCTAGCTATAGCAATGTAGCTAACTGGTGGACAAATGTAGGAGCTACGATTCCTGCTGGAACAATTCCAAGCAATTACGACGATATTATTGTCCAGACACCAATGATTTCAGATTCCAATTCAGCTTATATTGGAGTAAATACCGCAATATTCAATAACAACACATATCTAGATAGTGTTTCTTATTACTTTTACCCATTGTCTGCAAATGTAGCAACATTTAATGGAAATTCATATATAACTCTAAATAGTGGGATTACTAATTACAATAATCAATTAGGAAATGCTGTATTTAACAATACTGCAACTAATCGTGGAGGATATGTTTTTGGAACCGCAACATTTAATTATCTTACAGCAACTTTTAATGGTTCTGGATACGCAGTAACTGATATTACTGGATATGGTGTTGGTAATGCTGTACTAGGAGCTTTTGATAAAAACAACATTTTAATTAACATAGTTAATTTTGTTAATACTGATTTTCAATCTGATGGATTTATGCAGAATGAATATGCAAATCCAGTAGCTATTAATTTTTATGATAATACCGTTAATTATGGGAGCATTTTTGGAACCGCTACTTTTTATGATTATTCCCAAAACTTTGGATCATTGGATGGATTGCCAGTTATAGTTTATCCTAATCCTAATGTGGTAGTTGGTGGACAATATTTTGCAGGACAAAATACTGGAGCAATTTATGTAGGTTATGGTATTTATTTTAATAATATTATCATTACTGGTGGTGGAGATTCAGATTTTGGAAATGTAAATAATTGGTTCCAAGATGGAACTACTCCACTTGGTTTTATTCCATCTAGTTCATTACCACTTACTGTTTCAGTATTTGATTGTTCTATTCTTACTAATACATACGGATCTGCTAGTTTAGATACTATTGAAATTTATGGTAATACTCAACTTGCAATTGATGTAAGTGCTACTGGTCTTTTTTATAATAACTCTTTTAATACAGGAACTTTAACTGGAACTTTAATTGGAGGGTATGTTGAATTTTATAATTCAAGTCATAATGCAGGAACAATAAACATTGATACTACTGGTAATAATTTTTATGATAATAGTTATAATAGTGGCACTATTAATAATTCTCAATCAATTACATTTAATGGAAATAGCTACAATTCTAATATTGTAACAGGAACAAGTGCTTTCTATGGTAATTCCTACAACTCTGGACAAGTAGGAACTGCTGGAGGCACTACGGCATCTTTCCACGATGCTTCCCAAAACCAAGGAGTAATTGGATCTACAAGTCCATCAGCAATCTCCAATGGAGACTTTAACAACACCTCAATCAATATCGGAAGCATCACAGGAAACGCAAGATTCCGTTATGTGACTGCAACTAGCGGTGTTGCCGTTGACATCACGGGATATGCTAATGGCCCTGTAAACGGAACAACCTACGATTCCGCAAACAATGTCATCACAACTTGGAAATTCCAAGGGACTGATTTCATGCAATCTGGAGCAACCGTGACAGGCAATGCTATCTTTGTCCAAAATACGGGAGCAAGCGGCATTTCTGTTTGTTTGATTACTGGCAATGCAATAGTAACAAGCCCTGCCCAAAGACCACTCCAAGCAACCGTACTTGGTTCAATAACCTATGTTGGATATGGTGGGCCACCAGTAAACATTTTTGTGATGCTGAACTTTCCGTTCCCGCTTAACTATATCCTTGGCAAAACCAATCCTTTTGGAGTTTCGTCATTGTTGAAACTGCCGTTTTATATTAACAAATAACTTATGAGCCTTCTTCCTATAGCCCCAACACCAAAAACCATAGTTGTTACGCCTCCTCCCCTTACCCAAAAGGATGGAACGGTAAAAACTTTTGAACCAATCACAATTACCGGGGATCTTGATTATCAAGTCACCTACGACAACTCCAAAAAGATTGCGTTTGCCATCATTAAAAAGGTCAATCTTGTGGTCAATCTTTGGTCTGGAGCCGCATACGATGCCGCTGGAGAGTTCACCGATACTGACGTCAACAACCGATTGACTGAACTACTTGGCTCTACACCAGAAGAGATTTCCGCATCGTTGCAAAAGCTATATAAGACTCCTCCAGCAGTTAAGACTCCTTCTGCTAAACCCTCAACTCCAGCCTCCTAATTTATGGCAAACGAGATTCCCCAAAATAATGAGGTAACTGCCATACTCAATCTCATCCTTGGGTATCTCAAGGCATATGGGCTTGCCACATTGTGTATTTTCTTTGCCGGCGTTTGGTTTGTCCTGGTAGATCACTTCAGTCTTGTCCGGGTTACTGAAGAAACAGATTGGATGAAGCCCAGGGTTCAATCACTCTGGTACAAGAGTCATCCAGATATGTCGGAAAGTGTGGACGCAACTCAAAGCCATATCAAAGGCGAGTCTCCTTCTGGTCGATGAAATACCTTCCATTTATTGTTATGTTTTTTGTTGGATGCACTCATGCGCCCGTGAGTACATTCCCCACACAAGACCCGCATTTGAATGCCGCAATTTCTGATGTTGACAGGATAGACGGAAAAGCAGTCGTTGTGGAAAAATGGCTCATGTCTACAAAATGAGAAAACTTGTACATATCATTGCCGTGATGTCGATGCTTTCGACATTTCTTTACACATCAAAGGCCGAAATAAGCCGAGCAGATATTTTGGCAACTGTTCGCCATATGCAAACGTTGGCACAGGACGAGAAGATCCAACTCCAAAAAGCGCAAGCGGATTACCAAGAACAAGCAATCAAACTTCAAGAACAAACACTCCTTGCCAACAAGTGGCAACTGGAGGCTCACGCTAACGCAAAACAACGAGATGTTCTTATTTATTTGTTCAGCGTGATATGCGGGTTCTGGTTTCTTTCTGGATACCAAAACTTCCAGATTCCTGTGCTTCCTCCTTGGAAGTGGGCAATTGAAGCAGGATTCTTTGCACTAGGATTTGCCGCCGCATATGCCGCTGGAAGATATTTTCTTGTTTGGGCTTCTCACTTTATTCCATGAACTTCATTAAGGGCATTATAAGCGAAAGCAATGGGACTCCATCAAGTCTCCGAATCTCCTTTCTTACTTGGGAGATTATTCTTGTTTGTGCCTTTACTGTTCTTATTGGATACACCGTGATTTCTCATCACTTCCATCCAGAGAATCAATTTAATCCTTCATCAGCATTGACTTGGGTGGCATCCATCTTTGCCGCAAATCGTGGATCAAAACTGATCCAGAAACCATTTGAGTCTGACTCCATTGATAATCAAGACGAATCAATAGAACCGACTCACCCAATTCAGACCAAGGATCTATGACAATCAGCGACATCATTAGTGCGGCTAAAACCAAATTCCCCGAAAGGTTTTGTTTTTGGTTGAACTTCATTTGCGAGGCTGAAGCCACAATTGGACAGGATGGAAATATCTTGAGGGAAGATGATCACGATGGGGCCGGGATCACATTCTGTGGATTGACCCAAAGGGATGATCAGCTTCCAGACAATCCGACTCCACAATGGGTTGCAGATAAGTATCATGATGGCTATTGGGCCGAATCTAGGGCCGATCTTCTTCCCAAAGGAGTAGGAGAAGAGGTTGCCAACATTGCCGTGAATGAGGGGCTAGGAACCGCTTTTAAGATCCTCCAACAATCAATCAATGCTTTGGGAGTTCACATCAATGTAGATGGCAAGATTGGTTCTCAAACTGAAGATGCGGCATTTAAGGAAGATGCTCACCAACTGGCACTCAAGATTGCTGAATACAATGATCAGCATTATAAAGATATTGCTGACAGAAGGCCCGACTTGCGTAATAATCTGCGAGGCTGGTTGAATCGTGACCAGTTAATGGTCAAAACCTTTGCATAATGAATTACCAGAACGGACAATCTTGTTGCAGTAACAACCCACTTGGCGGGAGCAGTAACTATTGTGGTTGTGGTCAACCGTATCCCATTGTGCCGGGATCTAACCCATCTCTCCAGACATGGAATGGTCAAGCGTTTGTTGTGGCAGATGGATCGGTTCAGCTTCCTATTTCGCTTCCGTATCTCCAGCAGACTACTCGCTCCAATATTCAATTTGTGGTTGGAGTAACCGCTACCGGCACTCTTTCTCTTGTGCCTGTATCCTCATTTAATTGATATGCCCTGCTTCAATACAGTACCAATTAGCATCATCCCTCCTACCGCCCAGGGACAGGGGCCGCTTGTATGGCAGAATGGTAGCCAGATCAACAGGCTTAATTCTCCGCTGAATCCATCATTGGTATTGTTTGATGGTAGCGTTACCCGATTTGGTGATGGGTCAGCGCAATCTCCTATTTACTTGCCAAACATTCAACAAGTATCTGGTTCTCCAACATTTATTTTAGGTGCAAATTCTTCTGGAAAATGGGGTTTTTATAATCAAACTGTTTCTGGATTGGGAACGCCAAATCAAATCCTTACTACTAATTCTAGTGGAACTGCAACTTTATGGCAAACAGGAGTAACAGGAGTTACAAATGGATCTACAAGCAATGGCACAAATACAGCAGTTGGTGGAACTGGATTGTATGGAGAGTTTATTACATCATCTGTTGCTCAAGCATCAGCAGTAACTTTAAGTGGAAATGCTCCAAAAACTGTAACTTCAATTACTCTTACTTCTGGAGATTGGGATGTTCGAGGACAAGTAGATTATGTTAATCCATCTACAACAGCAACTGCTCTGGTAACACTTATCCAACAAGGAATTAATGTTGGAACACCAAATGCTTTTGGAGGCCAAGATACTTACAGTATTTTGCAAATGTCTCAAATTACTTTAGGAGTACTTGGAGTTAGCACTCTTGGTATGCCAATTAGGATTCAAAGGGTAAATATTCCAGCATCTACTACAACTGTAGTTTATCTTATTGCCTCTTCTAATTTTTCTGGATCTTTATCTGCTTTTGGAACAATTGAAGCTCGTCGAGTTAGATAACAATCTATATTGCAAATTTCTCATAAACCAAATACAACTTATTGATCTATGTCTTGCGGAAACAACTACAACGGATGGGGTGGAGGATGCGGGTGTGCAAACACCGTTCAGTATGCTCCCCCGGCTTGCAATCCCAACTTCCCAACTTATTGCACCGCACTTAACGATGGGAATATTGTTCGTCTCGTTGGTGAGGATTCCGCTTTTTGCAAGTACACAGTTCCTACTTTTAAAGCAACGGATTCAAACACCCAAGCTCAAAGCATTCTAACCTACAATAAAGTTGGAAATGTTTCTTGGGGGGATGGTTCTTCAAACAAGCCAATTTATATTGCTCCTCCAGACAACACGGCAACGGGTCAAGCACTTCAATCTCCTACTTTTAGTGATGTTCCCTATGCTGGTGTTAGTTTGCAAGCAACAACTGGTGCTGGTCAATTGGTGGAATTTGCACCCGCATCAAGCCTTTCATCTAAATCCCAATTCCCGGTAGTTGCTCCAAATAAAAGCACGACTACTTGGGGAACCATTGACAACATTATCCCGAATGATGGTGTTGTTTATAGGTCTAGCGGAACGGTTGCAGAAGCATCACTTGGAACTAACGGTCAAGTTTTGACAATGGTTAGCGGGGTTCCCGCATTTTCTACCCCATTGGCTCCAGCATTTATTGATGCTCAATCAATTAAATTGGTTTACAATACTGTTAATAGTATTCTTGTTTCTTTTGGTGAATTGGTTCTGACTAATTTCTCCACGGGAGCGCAAATCTTCAAAGATGGAAGTGCTTCTACTTATACATTAACGATTAATACGGGCACGGGGCCGGGATCAATGGATATTGCAGGAACAACGGCAAGTAACTATTATTATGTTTATGCCATTTACAATTCCGCAACTTCTACATTCAGCGTTGTTGGATCAAGTCAAAGCACTTCGCCAAATACAACAAATCTTGGCGGGTATGGAACAACAAACCAAACGGGTTATTACAGGATGATTGGTGTTTTCTATAGCGGATACAACAATCAAATCTCTTCTTACTACATCCAAAACGGAAGGAATGTTTATTTTGGGTTGACTGATCAACCTCAAATTCTTCCTAGCACGGGAAGTACGCAGATTTATTTTGGTGGAGCAGTTACTGGATTGCCTGTTGCTTCTGTTGCCGACAAAGCAAATTTGCTTTTGTCTGCTACTGTTCAACCAGCAAGTCAATTTGTTTCTTGTGTTATATCTCAAGCATATTCAAATGGAACAACTCACTATTGGGTTCCATACAACTATGAAGTTTATGGATCATGTTCTATTGCTGGAATAGTTTCTCAAAGTTCTGTATATGCAAATTTTGATATGCCAATTGTTTCTGGTGCTGGATACAATATCAACCTTGCGGTTGCACAAACAGGAGCAACTAATCAAGGAATTTCATTAACTGTTGCTGGTTGCACTTTAAGAGCATTCTAATTCATGGCACAGGATGGAAGAGTTTACGATGGCTCTACTGTAACGATTGGAATGGATGCGGAAACGCATCCTTCAATCTTGCCAGCAGAATATGTCTCGTCTTGCGTAAACAGATCCTTTCGCCAAGGCATTAATTCTACTCGTCCTCCGTTTACGGAGATTCCAATTACGCCAGCATATGGGCAAGACCCATCAATACTTTCTGATTTCCAAACTGGAAACTTCCAGGGAGCCTGGCCCTACAAAGCAATAAAGACAGGATCAGCGGATGGGTTTGTTGTATCGGTTGCTGGAACTATTTATTTCCTTTCCATTGTCAACAATATTGGAACGCTTTACAAATTGATTGGCGGCAATGATCCGACCATGATGCACACTTGGTTTGTTCAAGCGGAAGATTGGATGTACATTCAAAATGGATACCAAGATCCTATTGCATGGTCTGGAGATATTTCTGGAACACCAACCAACCTTCAAGCACAAGGGGATGGATTAACAACGATTGCATTGACTTGGACTGACAATGCACCGGGAGCAAAAACCAATCAAATACAATGCCAATACAACGGTAGCGTATTTTTTGATGTGGCATCCGTACCATACAATCAAACCCGTTATAATTTCAGCGCATCTTCATCCACTCAATCATACGCATTCCAAGTCCGTAGCGTATATCCAGATGGATCGTTTACTCCTTGGTCAAACATTGCTAATACTTCAGCGGCAACCGAAACCATTACAGCGGAACAAAATAACACGGTATACAGGCTCAATCCCGTGAAGCAACAGATGCCGATTGGTACAATCATGGCATATGCATATGGTCGAGTAGCTGTAAGTGATGCTAACAACAACATTTATGTTTCCGACATCATTTACGGAAACGGATTTACAACCACATCCAATACCCAAAACTTCACAGAACAAACCTATTGGGCCGAGGGAGGATCATTTACTCCTCCTGCCAACCTTGGATTGATTACCGGGATGAGGGTGATGCCTTCACTCAATATCAATGTGCGTGGACAGGGTGAACTTGTGGTCTTTTGTGAGAATGGATCATTCACGCTTGATCTCTCCCAAGACAGGACAACTTGGCAAGCGAACAATATCCAAAAAGTATCCCTAATCGGAAGAGGTTGCCGGTCACCCTGGAGTATTTGTGGAGTAAACAACGATGTCTATTTCCGTTCTGATGATGGATGGGCTTTTTATAACAATGCTCAAGTAGATTTCTATGAGGCTTTGTCATTCCGTAAAATCTCCCGTGAGGTTCAGCCTTGGGTTAATTATGATACCCCTTGGATGAGGCAATTTGAGTCAGCAATGTTCTTTGACAATAGGCTGATTGCTACGGTTTCCCCATTCACGGTTGCCAACGCTAATCCAAATTACGGGCTTCATCGTCCTAGCAGGGCAATGATTGTTCTGGATGTGGAGCAAGAAAGCAGGATCTCGCCAGATGCTTCCATGCCTACTCGCTGGAATGGTCTTTGGGAGGGGCCGCAACCCACACAGCTTGCTACTGCTCAAATCAATGGGGTACAGCGTGGATTTGCTTTCTCGTTTGATGCTGATGGCGTGAACAGGATTTACGAGCTTGCCAATAGCAGTTCACTCCTCACAGGAGTTGATGATTACTCTGTCCAATATGGTAGCGTTCCAATTGGATCATATTTTATTACCAAGCGTTTTGACTTTGTTCCAAACCCCGGAGCATCAAAGTTTGTTCGCAAACAACTTGCTGGTGGAGAAGTCTGGATTTCAAACTTAAAGGAAGCGGTTACTGTCTCTTGCGAGTATAGGCCAGATTCTTATCCTTGCTTCACCACGCTTTCTAAACCAATCACGGTTGGATTGGATGAATGTACACCCGTGACATATGGATGCGTTCCTGCTGTATCACAGCCCCGCTATCAGCAACTTAAATTCCCTTCTCCAGACATCAATGAGTGTGAAACTTTTGCACAGAACTCAAATCAAGAAGGAGCAGAGTTTCAATTGAAGATTGATATTCAAGGTTCGTGCATTGTCGATAGGGTAAGGCTTTCTGGCATATTCAATGACTCTCTGGATCTTCCACAGGGAGATTGCCCGGATACTTTCTATAATGATCCAACTCCAATCCAATGTTCCTGCCAACCCGATCTTGATTACTATCGAATTGTTCCGTTGCCTACAGCAATTTATTCTGTTGCTGGTTAAAAGTATTGCTTCAAATCAAAAACAACTCTATAACTTAACCAATTATGCAGAATCAGAGTTCACCAGCCCAACTATTGTTTCCAGTAGTGCCAGCTAACTATTGTCCAGAGGGCAAGTGGAGTGACATTCTGAACAGCTTTATTCAGCTTTATCTGAACAATGGTACTGTAAATATCCCGGGTCTTGGTCTGGTTACGCCTCAACAGATCCAGACGATCAACCAGAATATCCAGAATCTCCAGAACGAATACAATGCCTTGGCGGTAAATGTCCAGAGTGGAACAATTTTATCTCCCACGGCTGGCTTAAATATTGTGACTTTTGGAACGGCAATGCCAAATACAAATTACATTATTACAGCTTATTTTGTGAGCGCATCAGGAACTACAACGCCTCCCGCTAATTCATGGTCTATTATTGATGGTAGCCAAACAACTAATGGCTTCCAAATTGTTCTTCCGACCGTTACATATTACACAAAAGTAAACTGGTCTGTTCAATCTATAGTATCATCTTAACCTCAACATAACCCCAAACTAAACAACCCATATGGCAAAGGACATCAATAGGGCAACACAGCCCAAGCTCCAATCCGAAGGCTTTTCCACCCGTGGAACCGTCAAGGAAAACATGAGCAACAATCCTCGCGGTACGGAGTTCAGCGGCATTTTCTATGCTGGCAAGCTCCAACCCGAACCGACCAGCCCCGGTCGTGGATCTTCCAAGAAATAATATGGCATCTCACGGCGTTCAATACACGGTTGATAAGACCGAGCGTGGGATTGTCTCTGATCATGCAATGCCTCAACCGATGCAAAGCGTTCAGATCAAGGGAGACATTCCTACGATTCGTGCTTACAAGGATGCCCGTACCGCCCGTATCAAAGCCATTGGTGAAGCCAACCAGAGAGTTTACTCTGTAGGTGGCCCCGCCAATGAGACTTCTATGGGCAAGGGATCTCCTTTCCATAGCGATTTCCTCTAGCATATGGCTCTCCCAAAGCTCCCAAAACTTGGGGCTATGAGGGCCAAAATGCTCAAGGCTAAAACATCCCCCTCTATCAAGTTGGGGATGCTAAATGCACAGAACGGCCCCAAGCGTCCAATGACCCGCAATCTCAAGGGTCATCCGATTACCCGTGGCGAAATGATCTAATCTTATGGCATCTGCATCTGGAATCTATTGCTGGAAACACATTGAAAGCGGAAAGCGATATATTGGACAGGCTAAAAATGTCATTAAGAGAATGTCATCTCACAGAACAAGATTGCGTGGAAATTATCACGACAATAAACATTTTCAAAATTCATGGAACAAATATGGAGAAAATGCTTTTGATTTTTGTATAATTGAGCATTGTCCAGAAGAAATGCTTGGATGGAAAGAAGCAGAATGGATTAAACAATACAAATCTTCTGATTTTAATTTTGGTTTTAATTTAACTACTGGAGGGGAAGAACCTAAACATTCTGAAGAAACCAAAAAAGTAATTTCTATTTGTAGTACTGGTAGAAAACATTCAGAAGATGCTTGTAAAAAAATATCTAATGCTAGGAAAGGAATGATGTTTGAAAAAGAGCATATAAAAAATCTATCTGAATCAGCAAAGCAAAAATGGAAACGAATTGATTACCGAATCAAAAATTTGGTTACTCTTGCTGAAACAAGGAAGAAAAGGTATATACTAGAAAAATTTTACTGCGCCTAGTTTTATGCTTTATTCTGTACAAGACATGCTTCAAATACTGCGACCGTATTGCGGTAACAGTGGTACTTGCAATCAAGTATTACAGCTTCAGTATCTTAATAAAGGAAGAAGTCTTCTTTGGAATAAAGTCGATATAGATAGCACTTGCGAGTATGTCTGCATCAAGTGCGTCAACAATGTTCTGACTCTTCCTAGCCTGTACAAGCAAGTAAGGTTGGCATGGATTGATGGAGTTCCTGTATCTCTTGGGAACGAATGGTATCAGAGCATTCCCCAAGACTCATGGGGTGATGCCGCAAGCGGTGGATATGGAAATGGTTGGGGACAGGGATATGCTTGGAACGGAGGAAACAAGAAGTTCATTGAGATTGGTGGAAAGCACATCACCTTCCAGAACTACGATTACGCACCCTATCAACTCGCCATAGAAGCCGAGTCTCCTACTGATGCGGGGGCGCAACTCACCTTTTTTGGCGAAGATGCATACGGAACGAGGATCAGCGAGACGATCACACTTGGCGTTGCTCCCGCATATACTTACTCGACCAACTTTTTCAAGACTGTTTTCCAAGTCACCAAGACCCAAACTACTGGCAGGGTAAGGTTGTATTCTTGGAATCCCGACAACAATGCTTTGATGTTGTTGTCCATTTATCAACCACAGGATGTCAACCCATCCTTTAGGAAGTATGCCATCCAGGGCAGAGTAAGGGATTCGGTGATCCTGTACTGCAAGAAGAATTACCAAGACTTGTTCAATCTGACTGACCAAGTGGAGTTTACGCCAGAGGCAATGATCTCTGCTGTGATGGCGGTTGTCTATCGTGAGAACAAAGGTAGTGACCAGCTTTATGCTATCTCTCTCCAGAATGCAATATTTGAAGTCAACAGGGAAACCGCTGATAGGGAAGAACCTACTGGTAGTACGATTCGCCAGTTCTCAAACAACATGATGCTCAATGCTCTGATCCCGACATATGTGTGGGATGATGGGGCTACATGGCCCTATTGATATGAAAGAGTTATCACAAGTTTCTTCAATGGACAAATTGGAGCTAGAAGTTGGCAATGCACCTCAAGTTGAATGTCCTTTGGAGCATTTTTTTACTCCAGAAATCTATACCAGAAAGATATTTATGCCAGCTGGCACAATTGTGGTTTCGCTTAAACATAAAACAACTCATCCTTTTTTTATACTAAAAGGAAAAGTTGCCGTTTTAAAAATAACATCTGATGGGTCTTTTGAGCGTGAAGCACTATATGTTGCTGGAGATATGGGCATTACTAGACCGGGAACAAAACGCTTTCTTTACAACATTGAAGATACTGTTTGGGTTACTTGTCACTCTAATCCAGAAAATATTGAAGATCCCGATAAAATTGTGATAAAACTTTCAGAACCTAATGAAAACCCGCTAATTGATACATCTAAACCAGAGTTCAGTATGTGGAAAAAAGAAGTAAGTCCAAGTTTAATCCATAAAGAACTTCAACTCGCATGAGATTTTTAATACCATCACAGACATTTGGAGAACATAAGCATCGTCTGATGCCTGTGTATGAAACTTTTGGATTGAGTGCTACTTCTATAGCCGCAATCGGAGCAGTAACTGCCGCCGCTGGAACTGCTGGAAGTCTTGGTATGCAAGCCTATAACGCATCCAAGAAAGCTCCCGGCTCACCAAACTTTAATCAATTTGGTGAAGAAGCAAAAAAATATGTGCCCACTCCTACTGATTATCAAGCGGCACAACTTTCACAAGAGCAAAACATTTTAGGTACTGGATTTCAGCCGACAAGCACGGCTGGATTTGCTCAACAATTTGCCAATCAAGGAACGGCACAACAGATTGCGCTCCAAAACAAAGTAACGCCTGGATCGCAAGCGCAAAGGGAACTTGCTCAAAAGCAAATCAACTCCTACATCCAAGGAGAAGTTCCCGCTGATGTTCAACAGAATATCAATCGCCAAGTAGCACAGAATCTTGGTGGGGGATTCAACCTTTTCTCTGGTGGTGGACAAGCTCCACAGAACTTTGCCCGTAACATTGGTCAGACAAGTCTTGGTCTTTCCCAATACGGATTGAGTGCCGCCCCCACATGGCAACAACTCGCAAATAGCATGGTTGTATCACCAGTTACTGGAGCGCAACTTGGAATGCAAGCCGCCGGGATTGGGAATCAGCAAGTTTATGAAAGGGGACAACTTGGAATGCAAGCATCTGGACTTGGAATGACGGGTGCTGAAAATCAATATCAAGCACAAATGAATCAATATGGATCGCAACAAGCCCAAGGACAAGGAATAGCTCAAGGATTGGCTAGTCTTGGAAGTGCTGGAATCGGATTGATGAATGCCGGCAATATGGCAAATTATTATTCCAATCTTTCTACCCCACAGCAAGGAACTGCGGCATATGGAAATCAATTTGGTTCTGATCAATTGAGTTCTGGCGGTTTTTATGAAACTCCTGCCGCCGTTCAATCGGCATTTGGAAAAGGAGCAATTCCTGCTTATTATTCTGGCGGTGGACAGTCTGGTTACTATAATCAAGGATTTAACGGATAAATCATATGGCAATTGGATATTACAATTTTGGAAACATCCAACAAGGGAATCAAACGGTCGCAAACTCGTTGGCTTCTCTTGGTCAACAGATTTCTGGAGCAATTGAGAATCATGCCCAAACACAAGCGGCTCAAGCAATGCTTCCTTCTTTGCAAAACCAGGTTCAGCAAGGAATGAGCAAAATCGCTAACGGAGATTCTACGGGCCTTGGAGATGTTTATGGAGCGGCAATGAATGCATCTCAAATTCCCATTCTTGCTCCAATGGCTAATCACGCCGTTAACATGGCACAGTCTGCCAACATCAATGCACAGCATATGTTGAGGACGCAAGCAATGCTACAGGGAAGAATGGATTCTTTGGAAAGGACTCACCCAGGAACATATGACGAGAATGGCAATTTTATTCCCGCAACAAAGTCAATGACCCCTTTCCAGCAACAAAGCATTGATCTTAAAAACGCTGGAATCAAGGCCAAACAAGTTGGCTTGTATTCCAACCTTTGGAATGGTCAACCGGCACAAGGACAAACTCCCGCTACCCCCGGTGCTTCAGAAGCCGCCGATAATATTCAAACTGCAATTGAAGAGGATAAGCCAATTTCTCAAGATGATATGAGAAAATTTGCCGGCGCGTATTCCCAATACAAGCAGACTCAAGCCGCTCTTGGAAATGCTGGCATTCCAGATGCAAACTTTGAAAGTGCTTATCAAAGAATTGGAGATCAGTTGTTAAAGGAAAAAACCAAGCTGGGCAATCATATTGCCACATTACCCAAGGGAACTGATTTATCCCACGTTGATGGTCATAATTGGCCCATTATTGGAATTTGGGGAGGAAAGGATGTGAAGACGCAACAGCAAAATCTTGATCAAGCTATAAGGAATTTTTCGGCATTGAAGAATATCGGTCAGCAACAATCTGCTGTTGGCGGCATTCCCGCCGCACAAGCTGGACAAGAAGCTCCCGTGGATGCAAGCCAGATCCAAACTCCTCCAGATGCCGCTACGCCAGCGGCAATGGCAACAGACACAAATCGCCCTCCGCTGACATCTTTCTACCGCTAAAATATGCCATTTGATATCAACGGCGCAAGAAAAGCCGGTTATTCTGATGAGCAGATTTCTGAATTTCTCTCGTCGAACAACCCTAGCTTTGATGTGTCTGGAGCGCAAAAGGCTGGGTACACGCTGGATGATATAGCTGGAACTTTGGCACAACCAAAACAACAGCAAGATACGCAACTTCCCACGCCAGAGCAGACAGGTAAGGTTATTAATCTTCCTCCCATTCCAGAAATCACCCAAGCAAAGCCAATGGGTTTTATGGAACAAGCAGGAAGATTCATGTCTCCATTGCTTGGCCCTACGGAAGCGCAAAAAATTGAAGAAGCTGTTCCTTTTGGTAAAACCGCAACAGGAGAAACCAAGTATGAATACAAGCCATTAGCAAGTCGATTAGAGCAGGAGCAGGGGATTTTTACACCTTTTATTACCACTCCACAACTTCAGTCAACTCCAACAGATACAACCGCTGAAGCAATAGGAAAGGGAGCTTTCAATGTGGGAGCAGGGGTGTTGGGATCTTTTATGAGTCCTGGTGGCGTGCTTCTTGGCGGGGTTCCAAAAGAATTAGAAAGTGCCGCTGAAGGAGTAAAGCAAATTGGCAGGGGGGCGGCTGGATTGTTTGCTGGTCAAATGCTTGGAGCAATTCCTGGCCAAGTGCAGGAAGCAATTAATCCTAATTTGCCATTGCAGGAGAGAATTCAAGGAGGATTGGGTGCTGTTGTTGGATTGGGATTTGGAGGTCTTGCCGCCAAACACGCAATAATGGGAGAAAAACGTCCATCGCCCGAAAATATACCCGGCCCCGCTCCAGAGGTTGCTCCATCTACCGTCCCTGGCGTTGACTCAAAAGAAGCGGCAATTATTTCCAAAGCGGATGATTTGCATGAGGTTCCCTCGCCCCCCAGTGAGGTTACCGGCCCTACGATTAATATCCCTGCCGCAACTTCAGAGGAATTAAACCGCGCAAAGATTTCCGATCTTGTTGCCCAACAACTGGAGCATGAGGAAGGATCGCCAGAGCATACTGCCATTCAGCAACAGATTGATGCTTTACAGAAACCCGCTGAAAAAACTCAATTTCCTGATCTAAATGAATGGACTGAAAATCAGAAGCAATATTTACAGCAATTAGAACAACAGAAACCCGCTGAAGAAATTTCTAATGCTCCTGAAAATGATCTAGATAAACAGCTTCAAGATCTTACTGATGAACAAAATAGGCTTGTCATAGATGAACTACCAAAATATCCGGAAGGAAGCATTGGAAGGAGACAAGTTCAAGACAGAATTGATGCAATACGCTTACAGCAAGTTGATCTTAATAAACAAAGGGAACTTGTAATTTCAGAGGAAACCAAACCCGCTGAAGCCCCTGCTGAAGCAAAACCTAAAGAAGAAAATGCCGTTCAAGTCGAAAAAACAGGAGAAGTGGGCGTTCGCAACGCACCAACCGTGGGCGAAGGAGTGGGCGCAGAAAACAAACCAGAAGTCCCTGCCACAGAAGGTGAAGAAAAGCCCAAAGAAGAAGTAGCTCCAATAACAGAAAACAGCAGAACTACAAATCGTGATTATAGTGGCTACCCAAAAGGAACCCAAGTAGAAATTGTTTCAAGAAGCAAAGATCCTTTATCTACGGATGTAAAAATAAAGTATCCCGATGGCAAAATTGATTCTTTTCCAGAGGCGTGGCTTAAAAAACCAAAGACATCTGCAACAAAGCCAAAAGAAACCCTTCCAAGTCTTGTTAAAACAAGGGGAAGAGATGCAGTAAATGATCTTCTTAATGAGTGGAACGAAGCTGAATTAAGTCCAGATGGTAAATACATTTTAGGTGTTGTTGATCCAAGATCATCAATGAAGCCAGAGCGCATTCCTGTAAGGGAGTTCCTTGATTGGTTGCAAGATAAGGAATCAACATCAAAAGTAGAAGTAGGGCCAGAAGCCGACGCTACTACCCCAACTATTGAGACTACTGGCGAAGGACAGTTATTCCGAGAGGATGCTCTTCCATTTAATCTTGCTGGAGAAGAGTTGCCGCCAGAACCTGAAAAGCCAACTGTAGGCACAGAGGAAGAGCAACAGCTTCCTATGGGCGAAACTCCAAAGCCAACGGAGCCAGAGAAGCCATCAAACCCATACAAGGATCTTCTTAATAAAGTAGTAACCAGCATCAAGACTCATTCAGAATTTGCAAACGAAGCTGAAAAAGTAGCAAAGAAAACGCGCAATAAATTTCTCCAAGAATCGGTAGACAATTACCGGGACGCAATGGAAATCGGAGCGGACATGGAGTCAGAGTTCGAGAAGTTGCTTGCCGATGTTGAGCGTGAAGCCAATTACCATGATCAAGGAATAAAACCATCAGAGCGAGGATTGCCAAAAAGCAGATATAGAAAACCCCAATACTTTGGAGGCAAAAATGGAGATGAAGTAATTCGATATCTTCAAGAGAACAAAATCCTTCCAAAGAAAGCATGGGAAAAGAAAATTCGTGAAAGCGGTAGGCAAGTTACCGGCGGGGAATATGATGATATGCCAGAGATCCCCCAAAAGCATTCCAAGACTCTTTATGGAACTAATGGGGAAGGCCAGGTAATTGATGATGCATTGACAGGATTACATAGTGCCGGCTTGGGATTGAATATAGAAACTGTTCCAGAACTTTGGCAGTACATCAAAGATGCTTCCGATAGTGCATTAAAAGAAGAAAAGGAAACTACGGAACAATCCCGGATTGAAAAGAAAATTGAAACCGAAAGGGAGAAGATGCGGAAGTTGGCTCAAAAAGATCCAGAGAAATACGCTTCCGAAATGGATCAAGACTTGAGGGACTACTTCAATGCTCGCCGTGGAGATACAGGAGGATTCCTTGAATTTCCAGATTCAGTAAAAGAAGCGGCAACCAATTTCGGCAAAGCTATTTATAAGGCTGGAATGACATTTCGTGATTGGTCACGCGAAATGATTTCTCGTCTTGGAAATGGAGTTCGTGATTTCCTGCGACAAATCTGGAATGCGTGGAGTTCAACAGGGAGATCTGGAGGAATTGGTCGAATTCCTGGTGAAGATGAAGCGGCATTGCGCGCAAGAATTGAAAGGGAAAAGTACGGCCCCCCTTCTCCCCAAGAGGCATACGCAAATAAACTTTACGATGCTCTGACAAAAACTCATGGAAGTCCCGCTACGGAAGAGGAACTGTCTCGCGGACTGTCCAGCAAGTTCCCCGGCATTACATCCCGCGAGATTACGGATCTTTACAACAAAGCATCTGGAAAAGCGGAGGCAAGACCATCCGTTACTGCTCCAGAAACGGGCGGCGAGGGTCGCACGACCGGCCTTAAAAGGGCCACAGTTTCACAAGAAAGACTCGCCCGTGGGTTGGAGGAATTAAATCCAGAAGAAAGACCCGGAGCCGAGGAAGCCGTTGCTAATGCCGTTGAAAAAAACAAAGACACAACAGCTTCATCAAACCTTGTTGCAAATATTTTAGAAGGAGGCAAGCGAAACATCAGTCATGATGATGCCGCTTTATTGCTGGCAGAAAGAAATAGGGTTCTTGGAGAACAGGAAAAGTGGCAAAAGATTTATCTTGATGAAAAAACAAATGATGTTGAAAGGGCAAATGCTGAAAACAAATTAAACGAAATAGAATCTCAACTTGATCGACTTGATAAGGCCCAAAAAATTGTTGGCACTCAATGGAGTGATATTGGTCGTTTATATCAACGATTGATTGCTGAAGATAATTCAATTCAAGCAATACAGACAAGGTGGAGAAAGGCCAAGGGGTCTTCTTTGTCTCCAGAAGAAAATATTCAGATTTCCGATCTTTCCAAAAGACTTACAGATTTGCAGAAAAAGTATGAGGAACTCCAAAATAAGATAAACGAAACAAAATCTGATGGCGTAAAGGAGACTTTGGAAAAGACCATAAAGGATTTGGAAGACAAGTTGGCTAAATCACAAAAGGAAAAGAAGCCAACATCTGAAAAACAACCAAAGGAAGGGCCAAAGTATAGCGACAAAATCATCAACAAGATTAGCTCTTTGGCTGAACAGGCTAGGGAAAGAAAAGCCAAAAGAAGAGCAGAAGGACGGTTTATGTCGGGATATGATCCCGCTGAATTTGCTGACGATGTAATAATTGCATCTGAATATATTGCTCATGGAGTAAAAAATGCCGCCGATTTTGCAATAAAGATAAAAAATGAACTTGGCGATGTAACTAAAGAATACATTGATAAGCTATATAAAGCGGCAAATGAAAAAATAAAACAGTTGGATAAGTCCGAATCATCCGATGATGTGAGGGCCAGGGTAAAAGCTGAAGCAGTTGCCGGCGATGAATTGTCCCAAAAAAGCATTTATGATTTAGTGGTAGCGCATCTTCAAGAAGGATTACATGAAGAGAACGAGGTCATGAATGCCGTTCTTGATGATGTAAAAGAAGCATATCCAGAAGCAACAATAAGGGATGTTCGCAGAGCATACACCAATTACGGTAAATATAAATTTCCAAGCAAAGACGAAATCCTTACACGCGCCAGGGAATTGCGAACTCTTTCTAGGCTACAGGAAAGCATTGACCGATTAAATGAAGGATTGAGGCCGCTTAAAACAGGATTACAGCGCGATAAGGCAATTCAAGAAATTAGGGAAAAGCAAAAGCAGTTAAATGATTTACTGGCAAAAGCAAACGAACCTACTCGCGAACAGTTTCTTGCTTCAAGGTCTGATGCTGCAAAAACTAGATTGCGAAATGCAATTGAAGATTTAGACAAGCAGTTGAGGACGGGAGAAAGACCCACTCCAAGGGAAAGAATTGAAGAAGACCCGGAGGTTGAGCAATTGCGTTCCGAAAAAGAGGCAATGCAGAGACTCCGAAATGAGATTGACAGGCAAGAGGCTCCAAAGGATTCGCCAGAGGAAAAGGAAAATGAGCGTTTGCGTAAACTGTATGATAAGCAAATTGCCGATCTTGATGAAAAATTAAGAGGCATTGAAAAGCCAAAGCCAGAAAAGCCAACATTTGAGCAAAGCAGGGAAAATGAACAAAAGATGGCAGAGCGTGATGCAATGCGTGAAAAGCTCAAGGAGATTGAAAAAGAAGAAGCAGATCGAAAAAAACCATCCTCGGAACAAGCGGAAATTGATCGCATTCAAAAAGCAATTGATGATGTCAATGACCGCATTGCAAAAGGTGAAAAAATTGCACCTACTCCCAAAAAAGAACCTTTGACTGAATATGCAAGGAGACTGCGTGAAGATTTGGAAAAAGCGAGAAAGCAATACAAAAGAGTCACAGGCAAAGAACCAAAGACTCCAGAGCAACGCTATAATGAAGCCAGACAAAAAGCCTGGAAGAAGAAAATTGATGAATTAAATGATAGAATAAAAAGAGGTGATTTCAAGGAAGCTCCAAAAAAACCAACCCCAAAATTAAATGAGGAGTCGAGAAAAGTATTCTCGGAACTTGAAAAAACAAAACAAGAGGCAAAAGAAGCTGAACAAAAGTTAGCTTTTGAAAACAGGACTCCTGTACAGAAATTGATAGATAGGGTTATTAAGGCTCCGTGGCATTTCCTAACCGCAATAAAGGTTTTGGGGCATGGAACGGTAGGAATGCTTACTCATGCTGGAGGTGTGCTGTGGAGGCCGACAAGGGCTTTGATATATTGGAAAAATTTCCTGCGCCAATTCCCTTTGTGGTTAAGTCCAAAGTATCATGAGAAGATTATTTATGATTTGATTCACGACAAGGATTTCCAAAAATGGAAAGATGCCGGCGCAAGTATTGACCCAAGGGAAGAGTATACAGATTATGGAATGTATGCCAAATGGATGGGTAAATTTGCGGCTGGAGGCAAGCGTGGATTCGATGCTCTAAACCTTGTGCGACTTGAATTAAACAAAAAAGATTGGGAGAATGTTTCGGATGATATAAAGGCCAATCCAGAACAAGCTGAAGAAACCAGAAAATATATTGCCGCATTAAACAATAAAGCAACTGGGGCATTGCCAAAGGGATATTCGGCTGGAAGACAAATAGCTAGAAACCCATTGATGGATTGGCTTTTCTTTGCCCCAAAATTATACGCAACCAGATTTTCGCGTGTTTTGTTTGATCCTGTTAGAACTATCAAAACATTTGGTGATTGGTCAAATTCCACACCAGCAGAAAAATACATTGCTACCAAGAGATTGAAAAATGCCGGTGAGTTTGCGGCTACATACATTGGGGCATTAATGATAAACCAGGCTATTTTGAGTGCTACCGGAAGCAAGCAACAGGTTAACTTTACCGATCCTTCAAAAACCGATTGGTTAAAAATGAAGATTGGGAATAAAGTTGTGATGGCAGATGGTGGATTGCTTGATCCAATTAGGCTTATTGGTCGTATCGTGTATGGAGATTTGATTAAACCGAGAACGGAAAGGGAGGTTTACTTGAAGGGGAATCGTTACCAGCAAGCCATGAAAGACTTAACGGAGTATGTCAGAGGAAAAATGAACCCAACATTGGGCATAATTACTGATGTATCTACTGGAACTGATTTTCAAGGAAGACCATTGCCTGGGCCGTTGGCAAGGGGAGAAAAGGCGAAATATGCCGATCAGCCTCAATACACATGGAAAGAATGGTTGCTGGAGCAGGGGCCGATTCCTTTGTCTGGAGCGACAAAAGATGTATATGAATCCATGAGAGAAAAAGGATTAAGTGATGTACAGGCTCAAGACATATTAAAGGGCGCGGCTTTGACTGCCGTTGGAATGACCGGGGCACACGCACAAGAAGATTACTCCCTATTGCCAAAAACACCTCCAAAATTAAGAAATAAAGGAGCATCATCAAATCCTTTTGGATCTACTGACAGTTCAACCAAGTCACAAAGGAACCCATTTGGAAGTTTTTAACTCTTGCCTTACTTGCCGGTTTCCGAAAGGATTGCCGCTTAACCAACCACGCCATGAGCAAAAAATACATCCTGCCTCCTTCCCTTAAATATCCCTTTGAGCAGTCAGAGTTCCCCGGTGATCTGAATCTACGAGAGATTCGTGAACAGGGAGAGAAGAACAAGTTGCCAGAGGTTAGCTTTTATCAAGCTATCGTTATCTCCCTTCTGGAGCAGAGGAACTACTTTGTTGTCGAAACCCTCCGCTATGCCAAGCAGTATGGTCAACTTCCTCCGCAACAGGAGGAGACTCCAGAACCAGAAGAGAAGAAGGACTTCCCTACGCTGACGCTAATCCACCGTTTCCATAAGAAGTACGAGTAAGTCGTGGCTACATATCTCAACCTCGGAAGGTACGGAGATGTATGCTCATTCCTTCCTGTTCTCCAAAATGAGTACAACGAGACAGGCACAAAGCCTAGTCTGATCATATCCAAGGACTACGCTGACATTCTGGATGGAGTCAGCTATGTGGAACCAATTGTCTACGATGGCCCTTTTGAAGACATTGCTGGAGCATTGGATTATGCCAAGACGCTAGGGCATACAGTAACCACAACCCAAGTTGTCGGGATTACGGATGTTGTGGTAAGCCAAGTCTATGGGAACCATCATGGCCCTGCCATTATCTGTGACTCTTTCCAACAAGATGCTTGGAGGTTGGCTAACAAGCTGGATCTATGGCCCCGCCAATTGCCTTTGGTATTCGATAGACGGGACAAGAAAAGGGAAAAGAGACTGTACAGGGGCATTCCAAAGACAAAGCCTTGGATCGTTGTTTCCTCCGGGGGAAACTCCTCACCATTTCCATACAATGATTTGCTATGGGAGATCCTAAAGAACTGCCTTCCAGAGTTCCACATCATTGACCTAGCTGAAATCAAAGCTGAAAAGTTCTATGATATTTTAGGTATCATGGATCACCCCAACACGGCGCATCTCATCCTCACCGATAGCGGCCCTATACACCTCGCATACGCCACTACAAAGCCTGTTCATGCAATCGTGACAGATAGACCATCTCTGTGGCATGGGACGGCTTGGAGACCATTCTACGCTTCCTATACCCGGTACAGGAACTTCCCAAGGGATGTGACTCGGATCTTGGATCTGATCCGTAACCCTAGACCAAAGGCAACGCTACCGAATATCGTCCATGTTTATCAGAGGATGCCTTGGGCTACAGGGGATGAGAAGCGGCGCAATGCCTTGGCTGAAGAGACTTGGAAGGGAATCGGATGGGTGGATCTTGGGTTGGATGACAACTGTTTCGTAAGAAGTTCCGCTGAAGTTATACCAGATGAGAAGCGTAGGATACCCATGATCAAGGATATGCTCCGATTGGCTTGCCTTGGCAGGGATGATACGGATGTCTTGGTGATGACCAATACCGATACTTGTGTAGCCTCTAACTTTATCCAGAGGCTAGAGGGAACCTTGCCAGCATATGCATATCGTCATGACTTTAAGAGGCTGGATGAACCGCTTTCCTATGATCGCATTAGTGCAGGAGCAAAGTATGCAGGGTGTGATCTGTTCGCTATGAGGGTGGGATGGTGGAGAAGAAACCATCACCTTTTCCCCGATATGGTATTGGGTAGAGAAACATGGGATAAAATACTGCGTGAACTTATGAAGTTATCGGGAGGCAGAGAATTAGAAAATTGTATTTTCCACGAAATACATCCTTCATTTTGGGAAAATCCTCATAACCTAAACAGAGATCCTTCCAATTTGCGTAATAGATTGCTTGCAAGAAACTGGCTAATTGAAAGGAATATGCCTTTACAAGAATTAGAGTTTACAAATTATGAAGGCAAGTTCAAGAAACCATCTTTTAAATAGTTTGTGGCCCGTGATTACAGCACCATAGACCATCTTTGCCATAACCATTCTTTCGGGAGCATTGCCAACTCGTTTTGGCTTTCTCGTCAACGACTACCCAACCGCATAGTGCCGGGTCATATGCTGATCCCTTGGGGTACTTCTCGGTGACTCCGTAGCGATATTTCTTTAATGCCGTTAATGTTTTAGGTTGCTTAATCATTTTCGTGTTCCTGTTCTTGGATTGGTTGCTCTAGTGGGATAACTTCTGGAGTTACGGGAACGATTTGGGGAATAGCGGTTACCTGGTAGTAGGCTCCGCAATCCCTGCCATCTGTTGCCGATAGGTTAGAGACGTAGATGGTCTGTGTCTGGATAGGAGTCGTGTATAACGCTCCTGCTGTGATGATTGAGTATAGTGGGTTCATTTCCGTTTGTTTGGGTTAAAGCTAGACATATGCCATCCTCCTTTACACTCGTCGCATTGGTATGCCCGGAGGAAACTGGTGTTGGAATTGCCGTTCTTGAGTAAGTGGTTGATAGCTTGGTTACACTTGGCTTGAGATGGATAGACACTCTTGCCGCAAATGCCTTTCTTGGGCTTCTCTCGGCCTTCTACAAGGCCCATTTCGATAGCTTCCCTCTTGTTTATCGGAGGAAGATCGGGAGTCTCTAACCCGATTTCTTTTAGTATGTCATCAATTGGTGATTTCATTTTCTTTTGAATCCCTTTTTGCTGTAGTGCCAATCAGCCTGTTCAAAGTACTCGCACTTGTCTTGTCCCTGTTCTGGCTTAAAGTCTGCATATGATTGGTATTGTGATGTAGGGGCTAGATACCTCCAGCACTGCATATGAGAGGGACAATCTGTGTTATCGCATTTACTGATATCGGTCATTGGTTTATTTCCTTTTTGAGTTTAGATAGATCCTTCGATGTATTCCTAGCGTCTTGTGGCGTTTCCCATGCCATCATAGCGTCACAGATTGCTACTGCTCTGGTGAGTTGCCCTTCGATCTTCCTGCACAGATCATGGGCATCTCTTGTGTCTTCCCAATGCGGGTTTTCAATCCAGTTGTGGCGTAACGCTTCCCCGAATTTATCTGACTGTGGTGTGTCGCTCATTTGAGTTGAACCTTTTTGTTTCTGGCAAACCATGCCGTCAACGGCGTTCGTCGGTCTTTTTTTTCTGATAAAGCCTCCCATAATTTATCAATCTCCTCACGGAGCCTTGCGACCTCGTTGTCTTGCTGTTTATCCTTTGCATGGACATTCCCCTCATGGGTGACTTTTGATGCAGGATCTAAACTGACAGGTTCGTTACAATCGCAATGGCTGAATTTGTGCGTGGTGTTATGGCAAGTCGGATTAGTTGGTTCCTCTGGCGTTGGGGAGAGTCGGACTCCCTTTTTGAGAAAGTTGTAAAGTTCGCGCTGGGCCTGTGCGCGAACCGTTTCATCCCAGTGCTGGAGATCGACAGCCGCGCAATGGAGAATCTCGCGGAGCTTTGTGTTCTCCTCGCGCTCGCGGCAAAGTTCGGTGCGAGAGTGAGACCCATCTGGGTGACGGTTGGTTCCGCATAAAAATGTGGTTCCGTCTGTGAGTGTTGCAAATTCAGCACCGCAGTTGGGGCATTTGTTTGTGTCGGGGTTCAT